ATCCACGTCCTGCCACAGATCGCCCGACTTACAGGCGAGCTCACAGCAGGCCGAAACGATCTCACGCGGCACACCGTTCGCGACAGTGCGCGGCCATGCGAGCGCTTGGGCATCGGTTTGCTCTTCACCCTTGAAGGCGTATTGAGCATCGATGTACTGCGTGGCGCGGCGCAAACGGGCTTCCTTGGCCGGCTCGTCGCCGGTGAAAGTCAGGCCGTGGGCAGCGGCGTAGGCTGCACAATCAGCCACGCTCACGTAGCTCTCTGCATCGACCTTGCCGGAGCCGTCCTCTACGATCAGCGCCATATCAGACCTCCCGCACCATCTTGTGACGCAGCAAGACCGCTACGTCGTTGCGCATGACGCTCAGTTCGTCGCCGGGGGCCACATCGCGCCCCGCTATCTGCGTGGCCTTGACGACGCGAATCGTCGTTTCGCCGTCGCGCTCCATCCAGGCACCAATCGCAGGCGATGGCGTGAAGCGCCCGAACTTCTCCGCCTTGCGGTAGGCTGGCCAGATCTCGGTGAGCGGGCCAGAAGCGATGCGTACCGGGCAATTCACATCAGTCGCGATCTTGCGCGCCTCGGTGATATAGCCCGGGTCGCCTCCGTAGGCGTCCATGCCGGCCACGATGACAGCCCTGGCGCCCATGAGGTATGCCGCCCACACGCCAATCATTCCCGAGAGCACGAACCGCGGCTCTTGCGGCCAGCGCGCCAAGCGAATGTCGGCGTAAGCGTGCGGGCTGATGATGGGCGCATCACAGTGCGATCGCAGGTACTCGCCCATCGACTGCCGGGTGACGTTATGCGTCTCATCCATTGCCAGCAGGTAGTCAGGCTTGACCAGATCGGCGCCGTGGGCGTTGGTGCTGATGTAAACATCGGCTTCGACCTTCTTCAGGTCATCGGCCAGGCTCTCAGCCCCACCCATCACGCAGATACGCTTACCCTTGTGCGCAAGGATCAGCTCTCGAAAATCCCTCATTCCATTCTCCAGTGGGTCGCTGGCCAGCCCTTCGCGGCCCACGGCTTCACGTTTCCGTTGTACTGAACGATGCACGCGCGTCCATCGTCTCTGCTTATCTCGTGTTGCGACACAATGCCGCAGTCATGCGGCCACACAGCGCAGCCTTGCAGCTTGTAGGAAAGCCACGCCTGATCTGATCCCCGAAACCCTGCTTCTCGGGCCTCCTGAATCGATCGATAGCCGCAGAAGTCCTCATAGACCTCGGTATGTGCACCGGTCCTTAGCAGGTAGATTCCGCCTCCAACACGGTCAGGCTCACCCCATCGGCTGCGGGGTCGCCATCCGACGAAGCTGGCGCGCTGTTTGAACAGATGCGCGGCGTCTCGTAAGACGACCATGTCTATATCGACCAGCAGAACCTGCTTGCCCAGGCACTTAGCGTCGTCTGAGAACATCCACAGACGCCGGTAGCAGCTTGGAAAGCCCTCGCCTTCTGGGCTCTTGAAGCCAGTCAGCCACTTAGCCGATTCAGGGGTTTGCATTACCTCTACATCATCGGAAAAGCCATCTGTGGTGTCGGTAATGCAGATGAGTTGGTGCGGGATGCTCAATGTGCGTTTGAACATCCGCGCCAGCACGTTGACATGCTCCGGCAGGTACGCACGTTTGCCCTGCCAGAGCCATGTGACGATTGAGACCATTTACACGGCGGTTGCCTTGGCCATCACGCCAGCGGTGTGCTTGATGTCGGTCACGATCTTGTCCCAGTTGGAGCCAAGCGTGAGCGCGCTGTCGTCGGGCGACTTGCCGCCATTCTGGATGTCCCAGGCATAGCCCTTCAGGCCCAGGCCGAAGGTGTAGTCAGCCTGCAGCGTGGTCTCGATGCGGCGGCTGCCGTTGCTGGTCTCGATGTTGGTAACGAGATCGCTAGCGTCGTGCACCACCACAGCATCCTGCACCAGACCGAGAACGTAGTTCATGGCGGGGTTCGCGGTGGTTGCGGAGTCACGCAGCGCAGGGGCGTCAGTCACCACCACCACGCGGCCCAGGATGTCCACGACCTGAATGCCGTTCGCGTTGAACAGGTTATTCGCGTTGGCGAGGTTCTGGCCGATGAACGAGTGGTAGGTTGCGCCATCCATCACGTTGGCAACGATGAGGCTAGAGCGGTCGCCAAACTTGGCATGCGCACCGTTCACGTCCTGATAGTTCAGGGGGCCGGTGCCGCCATCATAGGTGGTGGCGGTGCTTTGCGCCTCGATGGCAGCGCGAGCCGCGGCGATCGCGGTGTTGAGCATGTCCTGCATGATGGCCTCGGACATGTTCAGCGAAATCACCTCGATGGCGCGGTCGGGGTTGTCCTGCACCCAGGTCAGCTGTGCCGGCTCCCACAGGACAGGGCCAAAACCGCCGGCCACCTTCACGCTGTTGTGCTGGAGCTGCGCCAGCGGAGTCGGGGAAACGTTGGAGTTCGTTGCATAGCGATCAACCCGGCGACGGGCGGAATGCAGCGCAGAGAAGCTCGAGCGCATCAGGAAGTCGCCATCAAACCCTTCGGTAGACAGGCGAATGGCGCCGCGGGAAGCGGCATTGAACTTGTCAGTCATCTGGCCAAGCGTCTCAATGGTCGCTTCGCGCAGATACTGGTTAAAGACTTTCATGTCGATGAGAGCCATGCGGATACCTCTTTAGGAAGATTGGAGTTCAGGGAATTTCTGCCGGATGGCAGCCAGGCGCTCGTCGGATGATCCAACGAAGCTGCCCTTGGGTTTTGGCGCACCACCACCTGCGCTCGGCGCTGTGCCGCCACCAGAGGCTCCCGATGACTTGAGAATCTGATCCTTGTAGGGGTACTGATCCACAAGCACCTCAAGCGCCTCATCGAAGTCGGCAAGCTCACCGGGTCGATTGCGGCTATAGACCTTGTTGCCCGATGCGTCATAGGCAACGATCTTCCCGTCCTCGACCTTGAAGGCCTGCCCGAAGCGCGCCTGTACGAGGTCTGCCGGAATGGCAAACTTCTCGGAGATCAGCTTGCTGCGAGTGAAACTGCCGCCGATCTTCTCGGAGTACAGCTCCTGCTCGAGCTTGGAGGCGCGATCCTTGGCCTCGCTAAGCTGAGCCTCAAACGCCTTGCTAATCTCGCCCTTCACCTTCTCGATCTCGCCGGCATCCACCAGCTTCTTTGCGTCGAGATTGGAAAGGGTGTCTAGCGCCTTCTTGGCTTCTTCGGGGTCCAACCCTTCAAAAGACTTCAGCGCCTTCTCTGCGGCTTCCTTGGCCTTGCGATGCTCGGCCGCTTCCTTTGTCAGATCGGTGATCTTTCCGTACATCTGCGGGGCGTCAAAGACGAACTCCTTGCCGTCCTCACCTACGTAGGTAGGCTTACCGTCTGTCAAGAGTGCATTGCCGTTCTCGTCGAGCTTCAGTTTCATGGTGCGATCCTTGGCCATCCGGCCATCAGTTGGTTGTGAGTCATCCGACCCGATGCGCCCTGACCTATCCAGGCATCCGGGCAATAAAAAAGGCCCTGTCCCGCGAGGAACAAGGCCCAGAAATGAGAAAACCCGCCTAAAGCGGGTCTATTTGATACGTTCTAACTCAGGCATCATTGGGGTTATCACCCCCTGCCGGTAGCAGTCTGCGCATACGTCCTTCGCCACCACCGTGCCGCCTGTCTTGCGGCCTTTGTGGATCACCACGCCGTGCGTAGCAGTCAGCACAGTGCGCCCACCGCAGCGATTGCACTGCAGCAGGCCGTCAGGTCTGGCGTGTTGCTTCACGCGCTGCTTGACCTTCTCTTTCGGCGGCGGATCCGTCTTGGGAACGAGTTTGAGCATCCCCTTAGTCTAACCCTGCGCGCTCGAAAGCAGCAGCATCTCGTTGCCGTAGCTCATCCAGCGAAAGGAATTTCCCTTTCTCGTTGTAGAACCGATCCATTGTGAGCCCGCCCTCGCGCATCAGCTTGCCCCGAGTTGGGCCCAATACCTGATCCTGCCGCGCTGCGGATTGCCGCTGCAGCCAGTCGGCGTAGGTCGTTTCTGCAGGAACCTGCCCGTCCATGCTCGCCCGGGTGCTTGGCTCGATCTCGTCAATGTCGATGCCAAGCTCGCGCCAGCTCTTGGTGATTGGCACACTGGTAGATCGGCAGTTCCAATGCAGCTGACCGGGCCCCGCTCCCCATAGGATCGAATGGCCGATGGGCTTGTGGTCTTCTGGCGTGTAGCGCTTCTTGTCGCGAATCCTGCACTGATCACTGGTCTTGGTGTCAATTGTCGCCACCCATTCGATCGCCTTGATCAGCCCCTTGTTCTCGTCGTACACCCGCTCCCGGGCGAAGTTGGCCATGTGCCCTAGTGCTGTCTGCACCACCGATGCGGCGTGTCTGCGGTCGATCTCTATGATGCCGTCTGCGTAGCCCTTGGCTCGCGTACCGCGCAGCCTGCGGATGATCTGGTCTGCCGTCTGGCCTTCCACGTATCCGATGCGGATGGCGTCGCGAATGCGGGTCATGCGCCCTGCTTCAATGCTGCTGGCCCATTCCTTGAGAAGCCTTCCCTGAAAGGGTCTTGCCATTGCCGCCGTGTACACCTGCGTCGGATTCACCGCCGCTACACCTACAGCCACTTGCGCCTGTGCGGGGATCGTCGCCTCAAAGAGCTTCAGCTGATAGCCGGCCTCATAGGCGGCGAAATCCCGTAGCTCCTTCGTGAGTTCCCGCTCTACTTGCCGGTAGGCTTCGGCGTTTAGCTCGCGCACCGACTTCAGCAGGCGCTCTAGGCGATCGACGGTGAACGATTCAGCCGGCAGCCGATCTAGCGCCTCGGTCAGCTGCGCGAACAGATCAGCGTCAGCGCGGTTCA